GAAAGACGAACCCAAATACTTTCGCCGCAGGTCGGCTGCATATTACTAAGGACAGAACATGGCTACCAATGTTGACAAAGCGCTGTACCAGCAACCCGCAGGGATTGACGCCCTAGGCGCAGAAGAGTCCCCCTTGGAGATCGAGATCATTGACCCCGAGGAGGTCAACATTGGCATGGACGGCATGCAGATCAGCCTCAAGCCCGGGGAAGAAGACGACGGCGAAGACTTTGGGGCCAACCTTGCCGAGGAGATGGACGAGGGTGCCTTGAACTCAATGGCCGGGGATTTGTCCTCTGATATTGACAATGACAAGGCCTCGCGCAAGGACTGGGAGAAAGCCTACGTCGAGGGCTTAAAGCTACTGGGCCTCCAGATCGAGGAGCGCACCGAACCGTGGAACGGGGCCAGTGGCGTGTTCCACCCCATGATTACCGAGGCAGTTGTGCGCTTCCAAGCTGAAACAATTACTGAAACGTTCCCCGCCGCTGGGCCGGTCAAGACCAAGATCATCGGCAAGGACACGCCCGAGGTCAAAGAAGCCGCTGCCCGTGTTGAAGAGGACATGAACTTCCAGCTTACTGAGAAGATGGTGGAGTTCCGGCCAGAGCATGAGCGCATGTTGTGGAGCCTTCCGGCCACCGGCTCGGCATTTAAAAAGGTGTACTACGATCCCAATTTGGGACGTCAAGTGTCAATATTTATCCCTGCCGAAGACATTTTGCTGCCTTACGGCGCGACCGACTTGGACACCTGCTACCGCCTGACGCACGTCATGCGCAAGACCAAGAACGAGATTTTGAAGCTCCAGCAGGCTGGGTTCTACCGGGACATCGACCTGCCTGACCCGCCCAAGGATCGCACGGACATCCAGAAAGCCAAGGACAAGGAGACCGGGTTCAACGACATGAACGACGACCGGTACACTTTGCTTGAGTGCCACGTTGACCTAGACCTTGAGGGTTACGAGGACGAAGACGAGGACGGCGAGACTACCGGCATCATGCTGCCCTACGTAGTAACCCTAATAAAGGGAACCAACGACGTCCTGTCAATTCGTCGCAACTGGAAGGAAGACGACGACCTTAAACTCAAGCGCCAGCACTTTGTACACTATCAGTACATCCCCGGCTTTGGCGCGTATGGCTTCGGTCTGTTCCACCTGATTGGTGGCTACGCCAAGTCGGCTACCTCCCTGATGCGTCAGCTTGTGGACGCAGGCACCCTGTCTAACCTGCCGGGCGGTCTTAAATCCCGTGGGATGCGGATCAAGGGAGACGACACCCCGATTGCTCCGGGCGAGTGGCGCGATGTAGACATCGGCTCGGGCGCGCTGCGGGACAATATCCTCCCCCTCCCATATAAAGAACCAAGCCAAGTCCTGATGGCCCTGATGGGCCAGATCGTGGAGGAGGGCCGCAGGTTCGCCTCGACGGCGGACATGAAGATCTCCGATATGTCGGCGCAAGCTCCGGTGGGAACCACCCTTGCGCTACTGGAGCGCCAGCTTAAAGTGATGACGGCTGTGCAGGCCCGGGTGCATTTCGCACTCAAGCAGGAGTTAAAGCTCCTCAAGATCATCATCCGCGACTACACAGACCCAGATTACGCGTACGAGCCAGAGTACGGCAACCGCAAAGCCAAGCAGGGCGACTACGACTTGGTGGACTTGATCCCCGTCTCCGACCCCAACGCGGCCACCATGAGCCAGCGCGTCATCCAGTACCAAGCCGTTATCCAGATGGCGCAGATGGCACCGGACATTTACGACCTGCCACAGTTGCACCGTGGGATGCTGGAGGTGCTGGGCATCAAGAACGCTGAGAAGCTGGTGCCAATCGAGGAGGACATGAAACCCAAAGACCCCGTGTCTGAGAATCAGGCGGCGCTCAAGGGTGAGCCGATGAAGGCGTTCCTGTTCCAGAACCATGACGCGCACATCCAAGTGCACATGATGATGCTGCAAGACCCGACGATCCAGCAGTTCATTGGCCAGAACCCGCAGGCCCCCAAGATCATGGGTGCCCTGACTGCGCACATCGCCGAGCACGTTGGGTTCAAGATGCGCCAGCAGATCGAGCAGCAGTTGGGTATGCCCCTGCCACCCGAAGACGAGAAGCTGCCTCCGCAGATCGAGATCGCCCTGTCGGGCATGATGGCCCAAGCCGCCCAGCAGGTCATGATGCAGAACCAAGCCAAGGCGCAACAAGCGCAGGCCCAGCAGGCGCAGCAAGATCCGGTCGTCCAGATGCAGATGCAGGAGTTGCAGATCAAGAAGCAAGATGCAGACACCAAGGCCAAGAAGGTCATGGTGGACGCCGCTGCCAAGGCAGACGAGCAGAAGCTACGCGAGCAAGAAGTTGCAGGCCGCTTGCAGCTTGATGCACTCAAGGTGGGTGCCCAAATCAAAGAGAGTCAGGCCAAAACTCAGTTTGAACAAGAACGTGCCGGTGTCCAGATGGGCGCTGACATCGCAAAAAACAAAGCCCAGTTGGCTTTGCAAAACCGTGCTGCCGTGATGCAGAACATTAACCAGAACCAACCGAAAGGGCCAACCAGTAAATGATTCAAGACTTCGCACGCGTATTGCGCGAAAAAATACGTACCGACATGAACAACTACGCCGATGACTTGGCGGGGGGTATCTGTCGCAATTTTGATGAGTACCAAAAACTCTGTGGGGTTATCTCAGGTCTAGCCCTTGCGGAGCGTTATCTTCTTGACCTGCTTGAGAAAGTTGAAAAAGCCAATGAGTGATCTTGATCTCTCCCCCGGTGCGTTTGCACTGCCTGCCATCCAACAAATGGATGCACCTGAACCCGAGGCTACGGCTGAGGAAAAAGCTACGCAGCTCCCTACCCCACAAGGTTGGCGAATTCTGTGTGCTGTGCCCGAAGTGGATGCAAAAATCCAAGGCACTGAGTTGGACTTGGTTAAAGCAAGTTCAGTAATGCGCCAAGAGGAGCACTCAACCAGTGTGTTGTTTGTTCTAAAAGTTGGCGCTGACGCGTACAAAGACACCACCAAGTTCCCCACAGGAGCATGGTGCCAAGAAGGCGACTTCGTGCTTGTGCGTGCTTACTCCGGTACCCGATTCAAGATATTTGGTAAGGAGTTCCGTCTCATCAACGACGACCAAGTTGATGCTGTTGTGCAAGATCCTCGGGGAATAACCCGCGCTTGAAGGAGTAAATATGGCTGATGAATTTAAATTCCCAGACGAAATCGACGACAGAGTTACGGTGCAAACCGATGGCGATGACATCGAGATCGAGATTGAGGATGACACCCCCGAACGGGACAGAGGCCGCAAGCCGCTGGACAAGGAGGTAGCTGATCCGACCGAAGAAGAGATTGAGTCGTACTCCGACAAGGTAAAGAACCGCATTAAGGAGTTGACCCACGCCCGTCACGACGAGCGCCGGGGCAAAGAATCCGTTATGCGGGAAAAGCAGGAGCTTGAGCGCCTTGCACAGCATTTGGTTGAGGAAAACAAACGCCTTAAGCAAAATGTATATACAGGACAGGAAGCTGTCATCGTTGGAGCGCAACAAAAAGCCGACTCGGAACTGCAAACAGCCCGCCGTAGGCTCAAGGAAGCGCAAGAATCCTTTGACACAGACGCCATTGTCGAGGCCCAAGAAGCCGTAATGGACGCCAAAATCCGGGTTGAGCAGACTAAAAATTTCCGCCCAGCCCCTTTACAAGAGGACGATTTTCCTGTACAAACGCAACAAACCCAGCCCCAAAAGGCTCCTCCGGACGAACAAACGCTGCGCTGGCAGGCTAAAAACCAGTGGTTTGGAGTAGACGGGTTTGAGGAATACACCAGCTATGCGCTAGGGCTGCACAAAAAACTAGTACAAAACGGGGTTGATCCTCGCTCGAAAGAATATTTCGACCAAATTGATGGTCGCATGAAGTCGTCATTCCCGGAGTTATTCGGTGGATCACGAGAAAAGCCTACGTCCGGTGAGTCCCAACGACGACCTACGACCGTGGTTGCCTCCGCATCTCGTTCTACGAGCGGCGGTAAAGTCAAGCTAACGCAAACGCAAGTAGCGCTGGCGAAGAAATATGGTTTAACCCCGCAGCAATACGCTGCTGAAGTAGTGAAATTGGAGAGACAAAATGGCTGAAGTTCAAAACCGCACAAATCGTGACATGGTGTCACGCGATAAATCTGCTCGATACGTTTACAAACCGTCGAGCACACTGCCAGACCCAACACCTGAGCCCGGATACACGTATCGCTGGATTGCGACACATGTTCTTGGCCAGTCCGACCCGACCAACGTGTCTCGTAAGATGCGCGATGGCTACGAGCCGGTGAAGGCGGCAGATCATCCGGAAATGATGATTCCCGGTAATGAAAAGACAGGTAATATTGAAATTGGTGGACTCATGCTCTGCAAGATCCCCACCGAGAAAGCGATTGCCATGTCTGAGTACTACGCCGGGCAGAACCAGAACCAGATGGATTCAGTTGACAACAACTTTATGCGACAAAATGACCCGCGCATGCCGTTATTCTCAGACCGCAAGTCTTCGGTAACGCGTGGCGGATTCGGAAATGGTATTAAATAAGGAGTCCTTAAATGGCTTATCCGGTTATTGATGCCCCCTACGGGCTAAAGCCGATCAACTTGATCGGCGGTCAGGTATTTGCGGGTTCTACTCGTGAATATCCGATCACTAACGGTTACAGCACGACGATCTTCTACGGTGATTACGTAGGACTGTCTCGTGGTGAAATCGTGCGCTTGTCTGTGTCTACCGGCACGGCTGGCAATCAAACAGGTATCTTCTTGGGATGCCGTTACACAAACCCAACTACCAAACAGTTGACCTTCTCGCAATACTGGCCCGCATCTACTGCGGCTGGCGATGCAGTGGCCATTGTTTGTGATGACCCTGATACGGTCTTCAAAGGTGTGGTTTGCTCCGCTACTACCGCTGTTGCTTCGGGCGCGCGCGCCATGATTGGCCAAAACTTGGCCATGATTAACAACACAGGTAGTTTGATTAGCGGTGATTCCAAGAACGCAATCTTGGCTCCTAGTGACACTCCTGCCACCACCTCATCCCTACCCGTTCGCGTGGTTGGTTTGGTGCCTGACACGGCTGTCTCGCTTGGTAATGCGACCTATACCAGCATCTCTACCGCTACTGTGACCTGCTCGGCTCTGCCGTTCGCGTTGCCTGTTGGTACTGACGTTGGTTCGTTGGACTCTGCTGGAAACTATGTTTCTGCTGGTTCGTTTGTTGACACCGCCGCATCCGCCGGTGCTACATCGTTTATTTTGAATCAAGCTCCTGTTGCTACACTGAACACCACCATCGTGTTTTTGCAGTACCCAGAGATTCTGGTCAAGATCAACTTTGGTCAGCACCAGTACTATGCTGGCACCAGCATTGCTTAAGGAGTAACTCAAAATGGCTATTTCACGCGCACAACTACTTAAAGAGTTGCTCCCCGGATTGAACGCTTTGTTTGGTCTGGAATACGCCCGTTACGGCGAAGAGCACAAGGAACTCTACGAAACCGAGAAATCGGAGCGTAGCTTTGAAGAAGAAACCAAGCTGTCCGGCTTCAGTGCTGCACCAGTGAAGAACGAGGGCTCTGCCATTGCTTATGACAATGCGCAGGAAGCGTTCACCGCTCGGTACAACCACGAGACCATCGCCTTGGGCTTCTCCATCACGGAAGAGGCTGTGGAAGATAACCTGTACGACTCCCTGTCGGCTCGTTACACCAAGGCCTTGGCTCGCGCTATGGCGTACACCAAGCAGGTTAAAGCTGCGTCTGTTATCAACAACGGTTTCTCGTCGGCTTATGTCGGCGGCGACGGCGTTGCTTTGTTCAGCACAGCCCACCCGCTGGTCTCCGGTGGCACCAACAGCAACCGCCCATCTACCAACGCTGACCTGAACGAGACTTCTCTTGAGAATGCCGTTATCCAGATCGCCGCTTGGACAGACGAGCGTGGCCTGCTGATTGCCGCTAAGCCCCGCAAGCTGATTGTTCCGCCTGCTCTGATGTTCGTTGCTACCCGTCTGTTGGAAACCAGCCTGCGCGTTGGCACTACCGACAACGATATCAACGCACTGAAGAACAACGGTTCGATCCCCGAGGGTTACACCGTGAACCACTTCTTGACCGACAGCAACGGCTGGTATTTGACCACCGACGTTCCTAACGGCTTGAAGCACTTTGAGCGTACCGCGCTGACTAACAGCATGGACGGCGACTTTGATACCGGCAACGTCCGTTACAAGGCTCGTGAGCGTTACAGCTTCGGCTGGTCTGACCCACTGGGTGTCTTCGGATCGCCCGGTACGTCCTAAGCTAGGGTTTACCCCCTGCTGAGAGGGCTCCTTCGGGAGCCCTTTTTATTGTATGCTTGGGTTGTTGGTGGTTGTCCGGCGGGTTAGCGCCGCCGCTGGAGTTCCTACAGACAGATCAGGCCCCACTGCTTTATGTGAGCAGCCACCAACAACTTCCATGTAATTTTAAAGTCTGACGTTAAATTTGCAGGGTTAAATACAGCCCCAAAACTGTCACAAATGGCCCGTAGGATGCAGTCGCAGCGCCGTGCTGCACCATTTTTTACAGGGGTTTATCATGGACTTTAAACTGACAATTGATTTGGGTTGGGGCGAAAGCGTTGAGTTTTCTACCACTGAGTTTTGGAAGACCGTGGCTATGGTCGGCTTTGTTGAGCGCATGGAAGGCATCGACGATGAAGTAGCCGAGGACGAGGACG